GGCAAACTTCCACAAGACAAGACCAAGTAGGAGGGGGCATTTTGCAGCGCCCACAACACGTATCCCATCAAGCGAGCACAGCGCTTTATTGAACGGCTTCGTGGTCACGTCGTGGCATATTACGAGGCAACACGTCTAACAGCCGACGCTGCACTAAAGAGTAGCTAGCGAACTGGACAATCACCTTGTGCATAAAAGATAATGCGCACCCAGCAACGCACAGGAGCACATCACGCACTACTACTCCGTTTTTGTTTACCACTATGGATGATTCGGCGTTAAGCGGTATGACATTCGCAATGGCAGGACTGATACCGTCGCCAACGTCATACGCACGCGAAAAGATAATCGAAGATTCGTAGTTAGAAAAGTCATTTCCTCCACCGCGCGAGCGTAACTCAGTTATGAAACTAGCTAACTCCCTTTTCTTTATCCCAAATAAATCTGCTATAATGAACTCAGGGTGCTGAATCCCTTGCGCTAGTAATTTACCCCTAAGTTTTCTTCCCTCATTAATGACCATATACTTACGTTTGGAATCTGATGCCCGTCCTTCCTTAGACAATTTCATAGAGTAACCTTCACTACCTCCAGATGAAGAACTACCAAATATGTTATATGCGGCTGCAAACGATCCTAAAGCATATGCTGGTAGTAACGGTAATCCGTAAGATGCAACAGCATCTTTATGAAATGTAAGAGTAGTAGTATCATCAAATGTTGGCCAACATACGTGTGCATTAATAATCTCACCATATTCACGAGGAAAAGTATTTGTCATACGCTTCAACTTTGTCAACATCTTGTTATCTAGTTTGAGTATTTCCCTTTCCATAGGTTCAGCTCGTGCAATAGCTTCCCTGACTCTACGCCTAGTCTCACCCTCAATAGAAAATCCTCTGTGCTTGAATATACCTTTAGTATCTAATAACAATCCAGCGGCCCTAGATTTAGCTAATTCGTCCTGATCAACATACTTCAGATATAGTTGTTCAATCACAGCTACGTGCTCATGTGATGTTTCATCCAACCGTAAGTCCGACAACTCCTCATTAAAGTCATACTTTAATAATCGCGCTGCATAACCAAAGTTGTAACCTTCCATGAATTCTGGTGAAATTGACTTAACTGGAGGATTTGCGGAATAGACAAGGGCCTTTGATATACACGCAGCTAATGGTAATAGCCATACCATACTACTTCTAGGAGCAGCCATTCCTACCGCCGGTACAGTAACAAGTCCCTCAAGTGCGGGTATTGGCATATACAAGGGGTCCATAGCAGCAGCTACATATGGTATAGTGATACGTAAATTTCCAGTAGTGGGATTATAGTAAACAACACGCGGATCAAATTTAGCGTTTAATGCCAGTCCATCGCTACGCTCACATTTAAGAGTAAACATCCTGTGATTGTTCCAGATAGCGGAACATAAGCCCCGTAAGTTATCATTGCACACTACACGTTGACCGTAAGTACGTATATGCTCAAATATCAAACCCATTTTCTGTACTGTGCTAAAGTTGATAGCGACATTATGTTCATCATCGAAAAGGGCCATCCTATGTGGTTGTGGGGCTGAAAGACCAAACATAGCTACTTGTTGCAAGAAAGTACCCATGATTTTCGAAACAGAAAGCTCTAGCTTTAGGTTCATTTCAGCGTAACGTTGTACCATTAACTTTAGAAACGCGTTTGTTAGTGTTTCTGTACCACTATAGATATGTGAAATATCATCTCCCAAATGTTTGTGTAGACATCCCAATCTAGAGGAGTCAGGTTGACTCGCATTAAATTGACGTACCATTGCTTCGTCCCCAAGTCCTAATAGTATAGAGTGTTGTGCCGTAGTACCAAACTTTCCAGATGAAAATACTGAACCTGGTTCTACTCTAACTGGTAACTCAGGGCATATAGTATCAGTGAACGCGTAACCAACGTTAGTAGACTTAGAGAAAATAGAAGCCATAAAGTAGGATAAACCAGATACGTATTTAGAAGTTTTCGATACTCGAGTAGCCTCATGAGACATCACAGGACGTTCACAATCCTTCGCCCACATGTAAGCTCCACGAGATGAGGAGTTATCTATAAAAACCTTTGTAGCTAAATACTCTATAACCTGTGATATGTAGGGAGGCGTATGTCTGTCCATAGCATTCACGTCTCCAGAGTTGACAATGTTAGTAAGACCATTTGTAGCCTCAAGAAGAAAAGCGTTTGAAGTAGCATTGCCAGCCATCTCACTAGTATCTACTGGTGGAAAGTAAAGTTTCAAAAACTCATATAATTTTAAGACCGCGATCTGTGCAGCTTGGATAACAGCAGTAGCCATCGCAATACCTCGAGCCTTACGTGCTATCTGAAAACGTAGTACAGCCATACCTAGAATAGCACATTCAACCAAACACCTGAACTCGTTATTTAACTGTTCTGGATCTAATCCTCTAGCAATCAACCTAGTATTTAATGCTTTTCCTAATGCAGTACCTTTTAGGTCTTGTGGCATGAATGCTGCTTGTCCTGGACCCTGGGATCTGGAAGTCATTGAATCTGCATGGAATTTCTCCATATCAAATGTACGTGCTAGATCTCTTAACTCAGGTTCATACTCTGTTTCAAATAAGTTCATCATATCTCGGACATACTTTGGCATATTAGTATTATCATAAGATAATGGATATTTGTAACCATCAGAACCAAGTACAAAAGAAGTTGCTTTAAGTGGCAGCAGTCCCTGTATCGCACTAGGCTTTGCTAAATTATCATACTCTAACGTTGGGCAGGTTCTGTTATAAGTTGATGTGCACGTAAGACAACCAAGAATTACAAATAGTAAAATTAGTGAATTAGTAAGTTTAGTACCAGAACCCTCACGTAAACATTGTAGATAAGCAAATATCTCTGCCTCCAAAGGTGTAAATTTCTCAACCAATGCTAAATATGCAGCGTATTTTTCTGAATAATTGAACTCAGTCCACTTATCTAAAGATACAGTCTTAAAGGGTCGACCATCACCTTCACGCAAAAGCGTTCTAGCACCAGCAGCCCAGATTCCTACCAATTCCCTGATTGCAGAAAGCGCTTTCTTATTCTCAAGAACATTTTGTGCAAATGGCCCTGGTAATTGAGCAAACATCCATTTAACCGCATACACTGCTAACTCATGAGTATATACACCTGTTAACTCATAAACACTAATAGTAAGCATAACGTTCATGAAGTTAGGTAAAGTACATGGAAAGTCCAACTTTGATCTCGCTCTAGTACGCTTATGTTTAGTAGCCCACGGTAATCTACCATAATGTAATAGGATCATACGTATTACCTGCATTCCTACCAAATCCTTACCATGTTTAGACTCATTGAAGATAGTGGGTAAGTGCGTTTTAGAGTGCATTTGCTTTGGAGATGTAGATTGAAACGTAAGAAATACATCGAATATTTGACGTATCGAAATTGCATATCTTGTGTGTTCACCGAGATCTCTGAAAAGTCTAGCGTTGACCAATATTGGATAATCAATAGAGGTTGAAGTGATAACTGACTGTTTTGCTAAAGAAGCATAAGCTTCAAGTGCTGACGTAGATTGAAGATAACGCACACTTGGAGCATTAAATAACTTTCCTGTAGGGGTATAATTATATGGTGTGACGTCAAGTTTAGGTGGTGAAGTAATTATATGCATATACTGCTCAAATAATGGGGTAACATCTGTGTCAGGGTCAAGGTCTACTGAAGTGATCAATAGACTTAACGCGTCAGAGTTACCACTTCGTAATTTTGACATTTCATCCAAGAACTTTATGTCTTGTATGGTTAAACTAGGTGAATTCTGTCCATAGTTTAATAATGCGACATACCGGGCATAGTTCTTAGGGAACAATGACCTCAGTCCTGTGTATTCTGATATCTGCGCCGTTGTCCAACGTAAATACTCTTCAGGTGTATACATGGGTGATGTATCCCGTGCTCGTTGTCTTTTAGCTTCATATTCTTCAACAACTTGCTTAATCGTTTCCTTGTCGAACTGTTCGAGTTTGTGTCTCATATTTTTGCTGACGATCGGACTCATCAATTAAAGCTGTTCTTGCGCCGTCCCGAGACGGA